TACCTCTCCTATTCGCATATCTTTCAAGTGCATATCTAACAGCATCAATGCTGTGGTTATTCTCATCGGGATAAGCACTAATAAAATTACCATCTCTGTCCATTTCATACTCATATTGAGTAAATTCTCTGAATGAATAAGGACATCTTCTCTTATCAATGTAAATATGATTTAAACCTTGCAACCATTTTATACCATATCGAACAGAATCAGGACCTTTTGTAGCACCTCTGATAAATGCTCCATATGCTTTAAAGTCTAGTACAGATTTTGGTTCAGCACTATCAGCAGTTACTAACTCTTCTAATTTTAACTTCTTTTCCACATGGTATAGCGTTTCGAACACATCTCTGTTTCGGGCACGAACGGTCCTAAACTCATCAAATATGTATAAATCATGATGGTTCCTATCATAATGACACCTTACAAACTGAAATGGGTCTACAGCAAATCCCCAGTCAATACCATTATAAATATTGCTGAATGTTTGCCACATCGGTATACGCTGAGTTACGTTTCCAAAAGCATCTGTCTGTTCTACAAGCACTTCCATATCAAGGTCACAAGCATTTTGAAATACATCACCGCCTGTACCAGTAGCAATGCCCATATACTCATGTTCATATGCTCTTGGATTTACTTCTTTTAGATTTTCTGCTTCTTCAATAAACTGTTCGCCTAACCAGTCTTGAGGAACATCTAAATAAGTATTTCTTACAACAAGTGTATTATCTTGTCTATATACTTCACAATCTTCTGTGTATTCATTTGCCCAATTATTTCTGCTGATTGGTGGATTAAATGTTCTAAAATCCCAAAACTTATTACCGCCACGCATTGTTGACTGAGTTACAGTACGCAGTTCATTCTCTCCTGCGTACTGGTCTAACTCCTCAAACCATGTAATACCTATATACCCAAAATTAGGCTTTATCGACTTTACTTTCATTGGATCATCAAGTCCCATAAAGTAAATCTTTTGTCCGGTTGGTAAATAAGTTATAGGTGTGCTATATGTTTTAGGAATTTTGAACATATCTTCAAGACCCATTTGATATATTCCCCACACAATCTGAGGAAAAATACTTGTCTGAATCGTGTTCGCAACTTTCCTAAAACATATAGCATGAATTTTTGGGTTTGTCATTATGAGAAGCGGAATTGCTATTCCACCAACAAATGATGATTTTGTACTACCACGTCCACCAGGAAATATATAGTGTGTATGATTATGTCTTAAAACATCTAGTAACACATCATCATACATGGGTATAATACAATCTTTAACATTTATATTCATTAAATCACTTCTTCATGTTCTGAATTACAGCTTGACATTTATTTCCATAACAACCGTTTTCATACAGTTTATTTCGTCTCTGTAATTTTTCAACAGCCGCTTTTGTTTTAGTATCATACTGACCGTTAATTTTAAGACTACTTCCAATAGCCCAATTTACAGCTTTCTGAACTAATTCAATTTGGTCTGTAGAATCTTTTAAGGTGGTAATGCCATCACCATATTTAAAATAACCACGTTTAGGTAATTTTGGTAATTTTCCTGTGTATGCTTTTGCAACAGTTGTTTTATTAACATACTGAGAATATTTAGGAGTAATAAATCCTCGAATTGTTTTCGCATTGACTTTAATCTGTCTAGTACCGATAGCATCATTCTTATTACCCTCAACAACTTTAATTACATTGCCAGTTACTGACATAACAAGTCCAACATGGTCAGGATTACCTTTATTATCACCGACACCGCTATCTTGCCAATCATAAAAGATAACATCACCGATTTTAGGAACATACGCATCATTCTCAACAAAAATGCCCTGTTTCTTTCCAAGTTCTACCATCTTTGCACAAGAACATTCAACAAATTGACATAATGCACCACTGCCAGGTTTTCCAGCAAGTTTATTAACAATAAAAGCAAACGACACCGCTGTAGCACACCAAGCATCATTAGCAGTCATTTTATATCTTGTGCATAAGCCTGACGCATTGAATCTATTGATAATCATTTTATGTTCAGCACTGCCTTCATGAATACCAATCATCATAGTCAGCGAATCAACAACCTTTTTTCTTAACTCTGCTTCTTTTGATACAGTCACGACATTATCTCCTTTTGCATACAGTTTCCACTGTTTTTCCGTTAAATTCGTGGTATCTCTATCACACTTACCTTTACCGCTTGTAAACTGCCAAATAGTATAATTTTCCCAAATACCTAAATTATACTTAAACTTTGGTACTGTCCAACTATTTTCATTCTTAGGATAGCCTGCAAACCATAATGGCACTTTTTTCGCAAGTGTTTTATTCTGAGTACATCCATCAAGACCAGTATAAAGAAAACAAGTTACATTAGTTTTCTTTTTTACTCTATTGATAAATTTTGTACACCACGTTTTACTGCCCCATGCTTTATTCTGAATCTTTTCCCAATCAAGACAGAGAATAACTTTACCAACATAGTTTTTTACGATACTTACAAAATAGTCCGCTTCTTTTTCTGGATCACCTCCTGCGGCATAATGATAAGCACCGCACAGTTTACCGTCATTCATTGCTTTCTTTATCATGCTAGTAAAGTATGATGTATATTTGTACGAAGTTCCTTGTGTTGCTTTGATAATAACAAAATCAGATTCTTTATATGCTTTTGATGGTACAGCCTTTAATGGATTACCATCACCATGATAAATATCTATTCCTAACATTCAGCATCCTCTTTTTTAATTTTGGCAACCTTCTTTAAGTGTACTAAATAATTATCTGCTTCAATGGCATTATGGGTAAAACTATTGTTTTTCCACCATGCCCATAATGCTGAACCTGTCGTGAATAAAAAACTAATGACATTCACTAACATCTCATTATCAATCGGTAACGGACTTTTACCAAATAAAGCAAGTCCGTTATTAATAATAGCTAATACTAAAATAGCTGTTCTAATGATAGTTTCTTTTGATACTTTCATTGTTATCGCCTCCAATTTAATTTAATCTCAACAACTGAATCTGCTTTACCTCGTTCTCTGTTTTCAATATCAACAGTTCGTTTGGCTAACTCTTGTGCCGCTTTTGTTCTATCAGCTAACGAAGCATCAAGTCCAAATTGGTCTGAAATTTCTCCACGCATAACAGCAGTAAAGTATTCCATTACCTCTTGTGCTGTCGCCATTGTTTCTTTCTCTAATTTACGCATAATTTTTCTAATCCTTTTCTGCACATTTGGTTTTGCAAGAAGAGCACTTCCCGAACCTATATAGCCAGAGCGTTCTTGTGCTTTCGTAATATTTCCACATTTAATATATTCAGCAACGAACCTCTCCTCAGCCGGTGTGAGTGGGATTTTTCTTTCTTCTCGCAATTTGACCTTTTCCCGTTCCGTCATACCTTATATCATATTTTCCTTTCTGTTCATCCCAGTATTCGTCTTTTGGTATTTCCCAACCATTTAACGTATACCAATAGTCTCGTAAAAATAAAACGACTTTAATTTTATTCCCACAACGAAAGAGTTCCTCTTGGGAACTCTTATTCGTTACAGGGTCAAAGTGGTGTTGAGATATAATATAATAAGGCATCAAAACTCCTCTTTTTTCACTATACCATTCTTTTGTTGTTATAAGGAGTTTAATGTCGTATTTGTTTCTTATCGCAACCTTCAATCTTTTGATTGTTCTGTCTAAGTTATACATTACGTTCTCCTACGTCTACGACCGCTACCGCCTCTACTTCTAACTGCTCGTCTGATTCTTCTAATCCGTGCCATTATTCACCACCCCATTCAAATCATCGCCAACATAATTGGCATTTCCGTCATCTGATTCTACAGTAACATCGTCAACTGGCAAACTGATATACCAAATAACTCCGCCAGCCAATGCTAAGATTAAAAACAACTCACAGATTGCGATAATGAACCATCGTCTTGCACTAGCTTTCAATTCCTGCAAAATTTCAATCGCTAAAGTTGTTTCTTTATTTTCCATATACTAAACCTCCTCTTTTCATCATTATACATTATTGCGTACAAAATTGTAAAGTGCTATTTCATTTTATGTCCAAAATTCGAAAACCGGCGTTGTTCAGATTAGTCGCACCATACCTTGACATTATTCGTTGCATGAAAAACGCTCGGGCTTGGTCAGCGTCCTCCGCCATAATATACCCTGTGTGCAATTCGTCATTTAAGCAATAGTCGATGTAGAAAAGTTCCATGTTCTCTTTCTCCTTTCATTTCATTAGAATGTTTTTAGTTATTAACATTATACTACATATTGTATCTATTGTCAATAGTTGTGCAAAATTCACAAGTCGTTATTTATTTCCCTCGATAAAAATAAATACTTGTTTGTAAGAATTGCACAAAATCGCCCCGTCTATTGTTTTTCAGTACCAAAAAAAAATCTGAGTTTCAAGAATTAACCGCCCCACTGCTAAGAAAAATTTCAAGTTGTGTGAGGTGGTCCATCCCCCTGGGGGCTGGTGGCCGGTGGGGGTAGGGGGGTGTGCTTTAGCACATTAAAGTACTACACTGTAACACAGTAGAGCATCACAGTTTAACAGTGTAAAGTACTACACTGTAGCACGTTAAAGCATTACAGTTTAGAAGTGTAAAGTACTAAAGCGCCCGTACGAGCGGGAACGCAAAAAATTTAGTATTAAAATAACTATACATTATTATAAGACTTTGTTTTATGTATATGTATTACTATACTATTATAATAATACAGTATAATAGTATACTTATTTTAATACTATAGTATATATACACGCTCATTTTAAGACTTTGTTTTATACGTTTTTTCTTGTCATATATGTACGGTAAAGGTATAAAAAATCAGACAAAAAAGTATCAGAAGAGAGCGACGGATTTTGCTCCGGCCTGTGCTAGAATAAAAGAAAAAATAATCTTTTCCGCCCGTTCTGGGCTGCCCGTTCTGGGCCGCGGCCTGTGCCACTCGCCGCCGGTATCATGCCAGTTACTATCGACCTAGCACTGTACATTGACAACAGAATAGTCCTAATGCTGATTTCCCGGGCCTGGAACCGGGTAGAGTTTCCCAGGGGCCGCGCCATACGCCATCTAATATCATTGCATCGCCCAGCTATCGGGCAAGAAAGGAGTACATCATGAAAAACGCCACAAAAGCTACCACAACAAAGACCACTACCACAGCTAATACAAAGACAAATAAGGAGGAAAAAATCATGAAAAACACCACAGCTACTACAACAAAGAAGGAAGAAACACGCCCCGCAATCACAGCTGCCACAGATACACACCTTCAGCCCAATAGCTTAAACATTGAGGCAGACGTATTCGATGCCTTCTCCGAATTGCTTTCCGATGACCTTAAGATTCGCCGCTGGGCATGTAACAAGAATCTTTATACATTCTATCTCGGCAAGGGTCAGGTAGCTGAGATAACATTCCGCCGCAAAGATTTCCGAGTAGCTTGCCGCCCCGCTTATGCTTCCGAAGATTATAAGGCAAGGAAATCAGGATACGGACTTGATGCTTATACAGATGCTGAAACGCTGGGCATCGCCGTTTCCGAAGTCGCTGGGCTGCTGACACGCTACAAAGAAGTGACTGCCGCAAAGAAGGCAGAGAAGGAGAAGGCAGCTGCCGAAAAGAAGGCAAAAGCTGAGGCAAAGAAGGCAGAGAAGGAGAAGAAGGCAGCTGAAAAGAAGGCAGCTGAAAAGGAGAAAAAGACGACCGCCAAGAAGGCAGCAAAAAAGACCACCAAGAAGGCAGCTGCCAGCAAAGTAGAAAAATAGGACAGACAACCGCACGACACACAATTAAGCATACCTTTCCACTCATACCTCCTCGCCAGCTGGGCGTGTGAGATGTATGGCAATATCTAAAAATGAGGGCTTCGGCCCTCTTTTTTTTTGTGGCTTTTTACACCCCAGCTGCCCCAGGGAGACGCTCCGTCACTTGTATATTACCTATATATACTGTATATATAGAAGTAGTAGGCCACTGGTTAGGCCTATCCTTTTTTGCTCTT